GTGCTGAGTCAAGCACTGTAAAACATTACTACAGAGAATCAGACGGAAAAATTCTAGGCACCGTTTGGCAATATGTTAACAATAATATTGTTTGGGTCAGTAAAATATTAGAGGACGAATTCCCATTTACTAATTCAAGTGAGAAATATATAGGACATTATGTTGATCAAGCTTCTGCTTGTCGTTCCGTTGAACGATTTTGGAACATACAAGAAAATACATTAATAGAGGATTAAAATGAGATGGCTTAAACGCAAATTAGCCAAGTGGGTCAATGATTATAACAATGAACCTAAACCTGGTCGAGAATTAGTACTAAGTGCTGACAGTGAAAGTGTTGGATCAGATCCAATACTTAATTTTAAAGTATTTTCCGCTGTTGGTGGTCGTGTAGTGGAGTTTAGGCACTATGATCGTAAAATGGATCGTAATCATACTACTACCTATATTATTACTAACGATCAAGACTTTGGCGAACGTATTAGTAAGATTGCTACATTAGAGGTTATGAAATCATGAGTAAACTTAAAGTATCAGAATTGTTTTATAGTATACAAGGCGAAGGGCGCTATATGGGTGTGCCTAGTGTATTCCTCCGCGTATTCGGTTGTAATTTTACCTGCGACGGATTTGGTATGCCTAGAGGAGAAAAGTCAAATGAACGAAAGTTGGTGGCTAGTAATATTAACCAGTTTAAAGACTATAAAGATTTACCACTTGTGCATTCCGGTTGCGATTCTTATGCTAGTTGGGATCCTAAATTCAAAGATTTTTCGCCTTTACTTACAACAGATAGTATCGCAGAAAGTATTCAAAAAATGCTCCCGCAAGGAAACTGGGTCGATGAACACCTAGTTATAACTGGAGGTGAACCACTTTTAGGTTGGCAAAAAGTTTACCCTGATCTCCTAAGCCATGATTTAATGAAATGGTTAGCTGAGTTAACATTTGAAACTAATGGAACTCAAAAATTATCCAAACCATTTATGAAATATTTAAGTGAATGGACTAGTCGAGAGGGCAGAGGAAAAAACTCATTGACTTTTAGTGTAAGCCCAAAACTACCAAATAGTGGAGAATCTTGGAGTGAAGCTATTAACCCTGATATTGTTTGTGAATATCAAAAAGTTGGATTTACTTATTTAAAATTTGTAATTGCTACAGAAGAAGATTTAAAAGATGCAGAAAGTGCTGTGTCTGAATTTCGTCAATCTGGGTTTAACGGCCCTGTTTATATTATGCCAGTAGGCGGAGTAGAGTCAGTATATGCACTAAATAATCGTCGAGTGGCAGAATTCGCTATGAATTTAGGATGGCGATACAGCGATAGACTGCAAGTGCCATTATTTAAAAATGAATGGGGAACCTAATGAAAAACTTTTTTAAAAAAGTTTTCGGTATTACTGAAATGGAACGAGCTATAGAAGAAACTCGTCTCCAAATCGAAAAGGCCGAGGAAGCAAAAAAAGCCGCAGAGCTAGCAGTAGAACAGGCCTTAAAAGAAGCCGAGGAAGCTAAACTAACTCCAAAAGATCGTGCTACGGCTCGTAAGGAACCTTGGGTAGCTGTTTTGGATACTAAAGTTAATAAAGATAATGTAAGAAATGGCTTTTTTGAGCTTGACTGGAACGAGTATTTTATTGTACAATTACGACAGTCAGGATACGGGTTCGAAGGTGATCCTGAAGAAGAGATTGTAGATCGTTGGTTTAGAGATATTGTTCGTAATATGCTTGCAGAAGAAGGATTAGACACTAGCAGAAGTGCTGGTTTTATTAATGTAGTTCCTATTTCAAAAGGAAAATCAGAAGTATCATGAACTATATTCTTGTAGATACTGCTAACACATTTTTTCGTAGCCGTCATGTAGTAAGAGGAGATGCCGACATTAAAGTTGGTATGGCTCTACATATTATGTTTAACAGTATCAAAAAGGCCTGGAATGACTTCCACGGTAACCATGTGGTGTTTTGTTTAGAAGGACGCAGTTGGCGTAAAGATGTTTATAAACCTTATAAACGTAATCGTCAAGAAACCCGCGATGCAATGACACAAAAAGAACAAGAAGAAGATAAGTTATTTTGGGAAACTTTTGATAAATTCAAACAATTTATTACAGATAAAACAAATTGCACAGTATTACATAATCCTATACTAGAAGCAGATGATCTTATTGCAGGATTCATCCAAGGCCATCCTAATGATCGTCATATTATTATAAGCACAGACAGTGACTTTTATCAACTTATTGCACCTAATGTTATACAATATAACGGTGTTATGGAAACTACCACGACACATGAAGGCATTTTTGACAAAAAGAATAAGATTTTGATAGATAAAAAAACTAAAGAACCAATTCCTCCGCCAAACCCTGATTGGCTTTTATTTGAAAAATGTATGCGAGGAGACTCTGGAGATAATGTTTTTAGTGCCTATCCTGGCGTAAGGACTAAGGGAACAAAAAATAAAGTAGGATTATTAGAAGCTTTTGAAGATAGATCAAAACAAGGTTACAATTGGAATAATCTTATGCTACAGCGCTGGGTAGACCATGACGGCCTAGAACATAGAGTAAGAGATGACTATGAACGTAATCGAATACTCATTGATCTTAGCGCACAGCCATTAGAAATAAGAAACGAAATATCTAATACTATCAAGACAGCTACATCGAATTCTAAAAATATAGAACAGGTAGGTATTAGACTTCTTAAATTTTGTCAACTATATGATATGAAAAAAATTATGGATAATATTAGTTTATACAGTAGTCCATTTCAAGCAAGGTATCCTTATGAACATAAAAGCTAAACCTATTGTGGATGGAAAATTTTGGATTGTAGAAAATAATGGTGTAAAAATTGGCCTACTACAAAAATTAGAAAAAAACAAATATGTAATAAGCAGTAAACAAGGAGAAACTTGTCTTAAAAAAGATGAGCTTGTAAAGACATTTGGTCAAGACTTTTTCCAAGTTAGTGAAAATATAAAAATTAAAACCGAAGACATAAAGGAGATGTATGGCTATCCTACAAGTTGCCACCCGTATAACCCAATCTTCGATGTTAAAAGAAAGCTTCCACTTTTTACAAAAAGTCCCGCTAGTAAAAGCCTATACTGTGCAGGATATTATATAATTAGGTTTAATAAAGGTTGGGTAAGAAGTTTTTGCCCTAAGTTAATTACTATAGAACGCTATGAAAATAGAGGACCATTTCATAATGATATAGAACTAAAACAGGCTATGATAAATGTCAAATCCGATTAACACGCTACCTTTAACACAATTTATACAACAGGTTAAATCAGCTGAACTTAGCCAACAAAAAGAAATAAAGCTTGACATTAAAACAGCTAAAATCATTTCATTTTGCTTGGCAGAAATATCTCTTAGATTAGTTCAAGACTACGAAGCTCTACTAAGTCGTTCTTCAAATTCTACTACAGATAAAATATCTGTTGAAATGGATGGAGGTGGATTTAATAACAGTTGATAAATATATGCGTATATTAAAAAGGACGCATATGTCTAGACCTAAACCAAAGATACTTTTAGAGCACATTAATAAAAAAAATTATAAAAGTGAGCAGATACTAGAAGCTGACGCGGTTTGGGCAGTTTTTTACAAAGGCAATCCTTTCAACCTTAAAAGCTCATCTAGTATTACTAGCTACCCTGGTCCTAAATATAAAAAAGTAAGCTTTTCAAATCCTGGACACGCACACAATCTAGCCAAAAAACTTAATACAATGTTTAATTGCGCCGACTTTGATGTGGTTAAACTAACTAAAGGCGAAGTAGTTAAATGATCTCAAAAGAGACATATACTAAAATATTCCTCCAACAAAAAGATCGCTCTATTGATAAGGCCAATGTCAAACATCATCTATATAAATGGTGGCAGAGCCATCGTTCCAAAGAAGTGGGCGGACTAAGATTAAACTACGAAGGGTTTAAATTTCTAACAGAAGAATTGGAATTACAGTGTTTTGAAATACCATTTACCGAACCAATTGACCTTAGTCCCCAAACCATAATATTCTTTGACCGCCATATGGACAGTCCTTACTATCTTACTAACCAAATGATTGTAGTATTTTCAGAAAAGAAAAGCTTTGAACTGATGTTGTTTTCCGACGACATTCGAAAATTTGGCTTGGTAAAAGCAATGAACGCACAAAACAAATCTAACCAAACTGACGAAGATGAGTAGAAAACTCATTGACGCAGATGTCTAAATAGCATATAATACTCACATAGCAACTAATTATTAACGTTCATTTTAACCACAGGAGTATATATGAGCGAGATTTCAAGCCGCACAGTAGGTCCCAAGTCAGCAAAGAACAGCCTTCGTCGTGCATTCAAAGCCAAGCGTCCTTTGTTTTTATGGGGCCCTCCAGGTATTGGCAAGTCGGACATTGTTAAACAAATGGGGGAAGAGCTAGGTGCTCACGTTATTGACATCCGTTTAAGCTTATGGGAGCCCACTGACATAAAAGGTATTCCTTACTTTGACTCTAACGAGAGCAAAATGGTTTGGGCACCTCCTATCGAGCTGCCTGATGCTGAGATGGCCTCCAAACACAAGACTATCATCCTCTTTATGGATGAGATGAACTCAGCGGCTCCTGCTGTTCAGGCTGCTGCCTATCAGCTGGTTTTGAATCGCCGTGTTGGCACTTACCGTTTGCCAGACAATGTTCATATTGTAGCGGCAGGTAACCGTGAAACCGACAAAGGTGTTACTTATCGTATGCCTGCTCCGTTAGCTAACCGTTTCGTCCATTTGGAGATGAAGGTAGATTGGGAAGACTGGTTCCAGTGGGCTGTGGATAACCGTATCCACAAGGACGTAGTTGGCTTTTTGACTTTTAGTAAAAAGGACCTCTACGACTTTGATCCAAAGTCAGCGTCACGTGCTTTTGCTACTCCTCGTAGCTGGGCTTTTGTAAGCGAACTCTTGTTTGATGACGACGAAGCAGAAGATACTCTTACCGATTTAACTGCGGGTGCGGTAGGTGAGGGTTTGGCAATTAAGTTTATGGCACACCGCAAGGTAGCCAGCAAGTTGCCCAATCCTACAGACATCCTTAAGGGCAAGGTAAAGAAAATGGACACTAAGGAAATATCAGCAATGTATTCCTTAACTGTAAGCCTGTGCTATGAGCTTAAGGATTCTTGTGACAAGAATGCCAAAGATTGGAACAGCCAGGTCAATCATTTCTTTGAGTTTATAATGTCTAATTTTGAAACTGAGTTAGTAGTTATGGGCACTAAACTTGCTCTTACCCAATATCAATTGCCTTTGGATCCGGACGAGATCAAATGCTTTGACGACTTCCATGCTAAATATGGCAAATACATTGCGGCAGCTACTGAGAAGAAGTAATTTGGTAAGTAGCACAATTGACAGGGACTTAGGTCCCTGTTATACTATATACTAGATAAACAGGAGCAAATTATGAGTCATTTAGATCCTATT